ACCGGACACAAGTGCCCCGGCAGCCGACTTTGCCGCTCTGCCGATGAAAGACGCGACATTTCGTGCGCTACTGGCGAGGCGGCTCATAAGGCTTTCCGACTGTTGTGTACCGGCGCGCATTTCATCCAGACGGGCCGCTGCTGCGGACAGTGTAGATTCCATCTGCGCGTATTGCGTCGTGTCCACGCCCGCCTGAAATGCGGTGCCGGAGGCCTCCATTTTTGCCTTTGCGGCTTCGAGCCGGTCATATTTCTGTGCGGTCAAATCAAGGTCGTATTGCAGGTTTTTCCACTGGGCGGAATTTTCACTCACGCCAAGAGCCTGCATTTTCTCCTGCTTGTTGAGAATGGATTCGAGTTTCTGACCGGCTTTTTCAGTCTCCGCACAGAGTTCTGCGTATTCCTGCGTCGGGAATTGCGTCTGACCGACTGCATCCAGCCGTTCCTGAAGCTCCGCGATCTTGCTTTCCAGCGTGCTTGCCTTGTCCTCAAAGGAGGTCATAGCGCTCTCGCTGCCGGACATAGCTTTCTGGAAGGTCGGTTCCAGCTTCTGCACGCTGCTGTTCACGGCGTCGATCTCACGCTGCAAACCAGATGCCTTTTCCGTCACACCACCGATGTTCACCTGCGGTGTAGCTGTTTCCGGCGCAGGCGTTCCGTTGCCGTTGGTATTCTGTAATTCTTCGAGGGAGGCTTGCAGCTCCTGTACTTTTGCCTCAAGCGCTGCGACCTTATCCTCTGCGCCACCTGTATTGATTTCAGGTGTCAGCGGCTTGCTGAAAAGTTCTTTCAGCGTCTGTCCCAGATTCTTGACCTCCGTGGACAGTGCCTTGATAGCCGCAAGCAATTCAGCGCTTCCGGCCTTAAATCCGTCCGAATTTATCTCGGTATCAATGATGATAGAGCCGTCAGCCTGATCTGCCATTTAACCACCTTCTTTCTTAGCCGAGTAGCGCGTCGATCCTATCCTTTTCTGCCTGTTCTTCTTCAGACAGCTTCGTGCGTAGGGCGCAAATAGCGCGGTTGGAATTCCAGTATTCACGCTCCCACTTTTCCAGCTTTTTGCCCTTTGCACGCTTCAGACGCAGGTTGAGCACCTGTGCAAAAACGCCGTCCGAAATCTCCATGTAGTAGCCCATAAAGGTCCACCAGTGAACATACCGGGCGGTACGGACCTCAAAACCGGCAACCTTATTGACCGCTGGAAACATGATGCTCTCGTCCTGTTCCCAGTCCATGACGCGCGGAGACGGCTTTCCGCCCGTGTCCTCCGGCTTGTCATTATGGTCAATAAAAGCGAGAGCGGCCTTGAAGGCCGCCTCGTAGTCGTCTTTTGGAATTGCGTCGAAGTCCTTGAACAAAATGAACAGGCAGATATAAGCCTTTTCTTTGTCTTCGAGGTCGGGATCACCGAACGCGATCACGATTTTCAGAACATCCCGAAAATCGCTGCGAATGCGGTAGAACTTACCGTTTACCTCAAGACTTCGCGGCAGTGTTCCGATCATTTTTTACCGCCCTTGTGCTTGCCAGTACGGTAGCCGTGGGTGTACCGCTCAACACGGGAGTTGACTTTCTTCACCTCGCGGTCGAACTGGCGGGAGATATAAGCACCGACCGCAGACAGCGCGTTTTCGCAATAGAAATGACCGTTGATGGGGGAAAACGGGTGCATCTTGCCGAAGAACGCCTCCGACATATTGCCGCCAAAGAGCCTGTCACAGGCGGCGTACAGGCGCTTTTCGGCCTCACGCAGTGCTGCGAACTCGGCTTCGTTCTGCTCGTCCACGGTGCCGTCCGGCTTGATGTTGACGCTTTCCAGCGGCTCGACGATTCTGTCGAACTCTGCGGCAACGCTGTTGCAACGATCTACAATGCCGATGTCGGTAGGGCGGAAGGAGAATTCTCCGATCTGTTCCCCATGCTTGTTTCGGATAGGCACCTTTACGCTGCCATCGTCGATGATGATTTCATTGAAATTCTGCTGTACCAGTTTGTCAGCCATTTTAATTGCCTCCTGAATTCAAAATGTTGCCGCCCTGCGCCTAATACACAGGGCGGCGGGGTGGATGATTAGCCCGCAGCGTTGGTGTCTGCGGTGAAGGTCTTCGTGGTGAGGTCGAAGGTGCCCTTGACGCGGTTGCCCGCGTTGTACACGGTAAAGGGAATCTGCACGCCGGAAGTGTCGCCGCCGACAGATTCGGGAACGACCCACACGTCTTCGCGGTAGGCCCATGCCACGGTGCCGTCACTGTTAAGCAGCACGTCAACCTTCGTGGTCATGCAGTCGTCGCCGGTCAGGCGCTCATTGGCGATCTTTGCGAGACGTTCAAACAGCGGGTCGCCGCTGTAGGCATAGAAGGGGTCAACCTCAGACTGCACCTCGTAGCCATTGTGGACGACGTTCTGTTCGCCCAGAATGTTTTTGTTGACCTCAACGTCGGGGTTCAGCTCCTCGTTATACTCCTCAAGGTCCTTGCCGAGACGGGTATAATTCGGGGTGTAGGTTTCCTCGCCCTGCGTCTTGACGCCGAACTTGGCGTCGAGGAAATGGGCAAGATACTTACGTTCGATTTTCGGCATAATTTCAGCTCCTCAAATATCAAATTCGTTGTTGTAGTCCAGCCGCAGGCCAATGAGCCAATCTTCAACACCATCCTGATAGGCGGAGTTGAGGTAGGCAGAGCTTGTGCGGCTGATTTTCTTGATGACGCGGTTGCCAGCCAGCAGCGCGGGGTATGCGCTGAGCTGGTGGCGCTTGCCGTTCAGCGTGACCGGCTGCCGCTCAAGCCACTTGCCCAGCGCATCAAGGAATTCTTTGACGCGGATGCGCTGGGTTTCGGATTTCGGAGCGGCGCGGTAGACCACATTGAACGGATATTGGCAGACCTGCGTGACGTGTCCAGTAACGTCCTCCGTGTTGTTCTGCAAAGCCGCACCGGAAATCGGAAAGAATCCGATCCCCGAAGCGTCCGAGAGCGTGGAGAACAGGATGGATTTGTTGCCGGTGGTCAGACCGGGGAATTTGTTCAGCAGGTCAAGAAGAATTTTACTGACGGCCTCAGAGCCGTCAATGTCGATGACCGTTTTCGACGGCATGGTTATTTACCTCCGATTTTCTCCTTTACGCCGTCGATCCAGAATTGCTTGTTCTGCCGTTTGGCATGTTCAAACCATTGCGGAACGGCCTGCGGGTTGGAGTATTTCAGCGGCCTGTCGGTGGCAACGAGCTTAGCGCCCTTGCGGAAACGCAGGATGTATTCACCGGGGCCTGTAGGGATTTTGCGGGGGCCTTTGCCGGTTACGGAATCCACCATAACCTTACCGCCGTACTGGTAGCGCGCATACGGCCCGGGGAAGACGACCTTTTTCCCGTCGTCCTCCGTGTGGGAACGCTGCTGCAAGCTGCCGGTCAACAGCGGCATACAGGCTTTGCAGTCCTCAAGCACGCGGTCGCCCAGCCACTGCTGCGCCTCGCGCATACGCTGATCCAGCGCGCGCAGGTCAACAGTGACGTGTACGCCGCCGTCAGAGTAGGAGATTTTCGGAAAATCGGACATTACCGCCCTCCAATCTCGAAGTGAGGGAGAAGGCCGTAAAAGCCCGCAGAGCTTATCAGGTAGATACCGTCGCGCTCTGCGTTCAGGGCGTGGTACAGCCCCTCGTCGTAGTCGTCGTCGGTCAGCGGCTCGGTGTCAGGCCATGCACCGGCAAAAATGAAATCGCACTCCGGGGCAAAGGTGATGTGCTGCGCTGGATTGTCGCAGCGGGCATACTCCTTCGGTCCCGTGTAGCTTTTCATCCCCGCGCCTGTGGGAATGCGCTTGTCCGCCGTGCAGTGGACGATGATGTCCACGGCGTCGGCGTTGTTGCCCCCCGCAGTTGTCGCGCTGTTGGCTTTTGTGGTCAGCAGGTCAGCGCCGGAGATGACGGACGGAAACCAACGCCCGGTTGCGGCGTGGTAATTAAAGACCGTTATTGTGTCGCGGTACACGCCCAACACCTCCCGCATACAGCAAATTGATGCCGTTTGCATCCGGAATGTTTGCCAGATACTGCGCGGCAATGCCGCCGATCAGATTTGTTTGTGCCTCTGCGCTTGTCGCGGCGGCAGCATAAACGGAGCTGTTCGCGCTGCCCGCCGAATAGGAAATGGATTCCCGTCCGGACGAGATAGACGCGACAGCCCCGTGATAGCTTCCGTCCTCCGCTTTCTGCGCGGAAGATGCCCTCCGCTGGACGTCGATCCAGTAGAGGGCTTCGGCAATGGCACAAACAGCCTTCTTGACCTTGACGGCGTGGACTTCCACAGTCGGAAACGCGAACGTGAGCCGCCCGAAGGTGATTGCGTCCAGTTCGTCGCTGGCGCGTTCAAGCCACTTTGGGGCGGTTTCCTCGGTCAGCGTGTCCCCGAAGTAGCCGGAGCCGTAAAACGTAAAGTCTGTGTATGCCATATCAACGCCTCCTTAGTCTTCCTGCACCTCGGCAGGGGCGTCCGTTTCGGCCTCTGCGGGCTTCTTACGGCGCTTGCCCTCCGCCTTTGCGGGCGCGGGTGCGACAGCAGGGGCGATTTCTACGGCTTCGTAGATGGCCGACCTCTGCATCAGCTCAATGCTGGTTTCATCGGTGGCCGCTACGATGTTGCCCGATTTCAGGTTGCGAAACAGCATAGCGTCCTCCTTACATCAGGCCATGGTGTAGTAGGTGGTGCCGGACGCGAACTCCGTGATGGAGACAGCAGTGTACACACCGTTGGCCTCGGTGTAATACTGAGTACCGGCAGCATAGGTAGCCGCCTTGGTGAACACGCCGGGCTTGAAGATCAGGTCAGGCATGACAACGGTGGTGCCGTAGTGGTAGAACAGCTCGACGCCGTAGGCATTGGAGAGAGGGATCTTCTCGGCGGTATACTGGTCGGCCATGATGGGCTGAGCGACAGCGCCCTCGACCATAAGCAGGTAGTTGCAGCCAGCGGGAAGGTGGACGCAGCTGTACGCGCGGACGCCGTGCCACACGAGGAATTCCTCGGCGGCGGTGTTCACATTCGCGTTGTTGGTCTGCTTGTCGAGGTCGTTACGGATCATGCCGTAATACTTCGGGGACAGAACGAGGTGCATCATGGAGCGGGGCACGCCGTCCACGAAGTCATTCTGGGTGGTTTCGCACTCCTGAATGATGGCTTCCAGCTCGTCAGAGATGGTTTTGTAGGCGGACAGGTTCAGCACAGTGGCCTTACCGGCAGCAGCGGCGAAGAACGCATTGTCCAGTTCGGCAGCCATGCGCAGGATGTGGTTTGCGGAACGACGGTCCAGAACGCCGTCAACGCCGTACAGGCGGACGTCCTTCTGTTCCAGTTCCTCGACGATCTCGCGGTCGGTGTCGATGGCAACGGTGACGGGCTTTGCCTTCACGGCGTCGCCCTTGCCTGCGGTACGCGCGGTGCCATAGTTCTTGGGGGTGGCGTTGACGAAGCGCTTGGCTTCGACGGTGCCAGAAACAGGATCGCCGGACAGGTCCATGTTCTTCATGGAGCCGGAGATCAGCGCCTTCTGGACGCCCTCAATGGTTTTGCCGTACAGCTCGGCAAGATATTCCTTGCCGTCGCTTTCCAGCAGGATGTTCAGTGCGTTAATACGAGGCATAATTCATACTCCTTTGTTTATCAGAAAATTTTGGGCGGGGTGTACTTCTCAGAGCCGGTGCCGGGGTCGCCCGTGGGTCCCGTAAAAGCAGGCGCTTTTTCCTTCTGCTTTGCCGCCTTTTCTGCGGCTTCCTTTTCCTCGGCAGTCTGATACAGACCGGCGTCCTTCTGCTTGGCGGCTTTCATAAAGTCGTCAAAGCCGAAAAATGCGCCGTCCTTCCACGTCAGACCGGCGTCCGGAGACATACACTCGGACACAAGGGCCGTGCGGGCAAAGGGAGAAGTGACGCCGTACTCGTCCAGCTTCTTGGTGATCCAGTCCTTCTGATCGCGCTGCGTGATCTCGCGGGTGAATTTCTTCTCCGCGTCCTCCGCCTGCGTCTTGTAGGTCTGGATTTCCTGCTGAATCTGCTGCGGGTCGATACCCTCAAACTTCTTCAGCGTGGTTTCGGCAGTATCGAGACGGGTTTTCAGGCCGTCGCGCTCTGCCGTGAGGTCTGCAATGGTCTTGTCCTTGGCAGCCTTCGCGGCCTCAACGTCTTTTCCGTTGAGCGCGAACACCTGCTTGACCTGATCTTCATTCAGCCCCAGTGCGGTCAGTTCTTCGGTTTTCATAGATAACCTCCTGTATAACGGCAATAGCAGATATTTAAGACGTTGCAGCGTCTGGCCGTTTTCGGCATTGTTAGGACCGCCGATAGTCCGATTTTGTACCCCTGCCGGAGTTGCACCGGCGATACTGGAAGGGGCATAGAAAAGCAGAGCCTCACAGCGCCGGAATGGTGCTGTAAAGCTCTGCTTTGTGGTTATTTACTTGCCGCGGGCGGCGGCAATGGATTTCCTCGCGTCCTCTCGCGTCCATTTTGCAATCTGGATGCGGTCGGAGAGACGCTTCAGGCCGTTGTCCTCGCAGAACTGGTTGTAGTCCAAATTCTGCTTTTCCAACAGCTTTGCCGTCCGTGTGTACTGCGCTTCAAGTGTAGCTTTCACGCCCGCGTCCTTTGCTGCCTCAATGGCCGTGCGAAGGCCGACCAGCTTTGTTTTCGTGCGCCGGATGCGCGATTCCTTCCCGCGCTGCTTCTGGCTGAGGTCAAAAGCTCTCTTGTTCTCCTCAGCGTCGAACTGCGCGTATGGATTGTGCCGCAGGTCGCCGGGGCCGAAGCTGGGGCGGCCGTTCCAGCCGCACAAGCCCTCGCCGGTGCCGTACCCCGTGGATTCCACAAAAAGCGGCAAGTCAGCCGTTCGGCCCGTTCTGCTGTAGAACTTGCCCTGCCACCAGAAGTGATTTCCGGGGTTTTGGCCGCCATCGCCGTAGCGCGCGCCGAGGTGCGCCGACACAAGCACGATGTCCCAGTCGCGTTCCTCCATACCCTGAACGGCCATGTTGCCGGACGCCTGCGCGACGCCGGTACGAACAGCCCGCAGGACAGCGGTTTCAATGGTGTCAACGTGTCCGGTGGGATAGATGACCTGCGTTTGCGTGTCAACAATGCTGCTGACGGCCTCCTGTACGGCCTGCGTGTACGATGTCGCGCCGGATGCCACCTTGAAATGTGCGGTGTCCAGAGCCTTCAAAAGCTGCTGTTGGCTCGCGTGCGCGGTCGTGCGGGTGAAGTTGTGGACAGTGCCCGCCGTGCGCTGGTAGGTGTCCTCAAGCAGGCGGATCATGTTCTCAGACTGTGCAAGCTCAATGCCCGCAAGCCCGTGTTCGATGTAGAAATTGCTGTCGTAGGCAAGAGCCTTGATACCGGCGTCCTCGAAGATGCGCTTGATCTCTGCGTCCGTTGCCTTTGTCCAGCGCTTGATTTCCCGCTGTACGGCGTCCAGATGGCCGCCTGCGGCTTGATAAACCTCAAGCTGCCATTCATCCGAGGCGGTGAGAAAAACGCCCTCGCCGCGCCCTAACCGCGCCATAACACGCCGGATAAGGTCGCTGGTGATCCACACGTTCAGCTCGTCGATTTGCGGGTACAGGGTTTCGATGATGTCCAGAATCTGCTGAGGGGTCAGCATTTATGCCGCCTCCTATTCTGCGCCGAAAAGCTGGGCTTTCTCGATCTGCGCGGCGTCGGCCTCTGCGGTCATTGCCTTTGCTTCTTCCTCGCTCATGCCCTCGAACTTCACAAAGTACATCCACTTCGGGACCCAGCCCTGCATGACGTAGGCGCGCCACGAGGCTTTGTCCTCCTCGTAGTTGTAGGTCACGTCTCCGAAGTTGAAATTGACCTCATATTCGCCCAGCGGCGCGAGGTTGTAGAGCGTGACCAATGCGTCAGCACCGGCCAGCGCCTGTGTGATGGCGTCCTTGAGCGCGTCGCGGTCGGTCTTGATCGTCTGGATGGTGTCGCGGTCGTCGGCCTCAACCTGCGTTGCGGTAATCATGCCCGTCTGGCCGTCCAGCACAAACACGCCTTCGCTGAAGCCGCATTTGACACCAGCCATAGACAGATCGAAGTTGATGTCCTTGATCCGCGCGTCGGTCAACAGCGTCGGCGCGTGCTCATGGATTGCGGAAACCTCGCCGTCAGACAAGCCCATACCGAGGCCCTTCACGAAACGCGGCAGCTCGACGTTGCGGTTCTGCGCGTTCTGAATGAGCTGCTGTCCGACGAAGGTAATGTGCTTGCTGTCCTCGATCTCCGTATTCTTGCGGCTGATGGCAATGTCGATGGCCTTCAGCTCTGCAATGGCGTTGGCAAACACGGAAAGCCCCAGCGGGGACGACGGATCAACGGTGTTTGCGCCGGGGACGCGATAGTAGCCGAACAGCGGCGTTTCAAGGTTGGTAATGGTAACTTCGGGGGCCAGATGTGCCCATGCGTCAACCTTGTCAAGCGCAACCTCCTCACCGAGGGTAACTTCGCCCTTCGTGCTGAGCCGGTTTTCAAACGCCTTGTTCGTGATCTTGTAGAGCTTGCCGCCCTCTGCGGTGCTGCCCTCGAAGCGGTGGTATTCAAGCCGTGTGAAATGGCGGCTGCCCTGCGCGGTATGCGCCGCAAAGATAGCGCCGACGATTTCGCCGTTGTCGTCCTTCGCCGTAATGCCGAAGTTGCCCGGCAGGATGAAGTCCCATGTCTCGCCGTTCCACTTGAGCATGATGCCGCCCAGCCGCTCGGCCTCCGATACACGGTCGGGCAAGCGCTTGAGCAGGTCGTCGGCCAGCCCCTGCAAATAGTCGGCACGGGGCGAGCCGGAAATAGCAATACCAATGTCCAGCGTCACCAGCTTTGCGCGGGTGTCGCTGATGTGTTTTGCCATGTTGATAGTCCCGATTTCATCCTCGGCATTCAGCCAAGGCGGCTTGCCGGTAGAAATGCGGTCCCAGTTTGTAAGGGCGCTGGACATTTCCGGCGAGGAAATGAGTTCAACGCCAAATGCTTTCGCAATATCGGTCCCGCTATGAATAAAAAGCATTTTGATCCTCCTTAGCAGGCGCGTAAAAAAATTCATTTCGTCACCGCCTTAAACTATCCATTTCAGTTCATTCCGCAGGGCTGTCCGGCAGAAATATCTGAGCTGGTCCATGCTATGGTCGTTTTCTTTGATAACCGCGTCTTCGGCCTTTTCCTCGTCCCACGAATACGTCTCGAATTCCTCGAAGGTGCTTTTGCAGCTCTTGTGAAAGTACAGGCACCCGGCATTTAAGAACTTCGTCACGTCCTGAATGCCGTTCAAAACGTCGTTGTCGGCCTTTACGACCATGAATTTACCGTATTTTTGTATTGTCTCGATCATGGACGACGCGGACGGGTCAATGATGATGTACTGGATCGGATAGTCCCCGATCAGGTCGCACAGCATCTTGTAATACGCCTCGTTGTCCACACGGTTGTTGCTGCCGCCTTTGTAATACAGCTCCCTAATCATGACGGCCTTTTGCTCCGAGGGGCTATAGTCGTACAGGCCAGCGGCAAACGGATTGACGGTGCCGTAGTCCACGGACACATAGTAGCGGTGCCGTGGATTGAGCGCCGGAACCTTCGGGACGATATGCGCCGAGCGGTCGAACATGGGGTAGACAAGGCCCTCGGCCTTTACCCACAAACCGAGGATATAACGTCGGTAGAAAACGCCGGTGTACATCCCCTCATATCTGGCCTTGATTTCAGGCGCAAGGCTCAGATTGTCATCCATTGTGAAGTGCAGATACAGGATGTTCCGCTCTCGCGCTTTCTTGATCCACTCCACATAGAACCAGTGGCCGGGGTTTTCGGGGTTACAGTTGAACCAGAACTTAGAACCGGCCACGCTGCAACGGGCCATAGCCTGTTCGACAAACGAGCGGGGCATAAGGGCCACTTCGTCAAACAGCACGCCCGCAAGCGTGATGCCCTGCACCAGTGTGTAGCTTGATTCGTCCTTGCCGCCGAACATATAGTAGCTGTTGGTCACGCTGCCAGACGTGATAATCAGCTTGTTTTCACTGCGGCGTTCAGTGATTGAAAAGATGCCCTCAAGCCATTGCGGCATGAGGGTTATAACGTTGCGGCGCAGCGATTCAATCGTCTTGCCGCATATAGCGAAGTTCTGACCGTTGAAGCGGCTCATGCTCCACAGGATAAAGCCGTCCGTCATGGAAACGGTCTTTCCGGAACGGATAGAGCCGTCACAGATGATGCCGTCACAGTCCATGAACTGCGGCTTATTCCACCACGTCAGCGTCAGAAGCTGCCGTTTGCTGAAGTTCTGGTAAATCATCCGTGTTCACGTCCTCCTTTGTGGCATTCTGGATAGCTTCAAGCAGATTGTTGTCCTTTGCGCTGCCGCCCAAGCCGGTTTCGCCGGTGATGTCCATATAGAGCTGGATCGCATAGGTGTTGCCCGCCTGCGCCGACCGCATAAGAGCGTCGGCCACAAGCATTTTTTGGGTCAGCACCTCAGACGGGATGCCCAGCTTTTTCAGGCGGTTCTGCTTGCGCTTATCGGTAATCGGGAGGCCGGAATACAGCTCAAGAAGGTCAGCCATCATTTGCCGCTCACGGCGTTTCTCCTGACTGGCTTTACCACCAGCAGAGCGGATAGCGTGAGCCTCTTCTTCGCTGCGTTCGGTCAGAGGAATGAGGTTCTTGTCTTGTGGTCTGCTCACGCTTCACACCTCCTATCTGTGGTTTTTCCTCCTTCGTCACTTCGCTTTCTGATAGCTGTACTTGTAACCGAATTTCTGCTGATTGGCTTTCAGCCACTTAGAAACGGCGTCGTTGTAGTCCTTGCCGCTGAGCTGGACGCTGTTGACCGCCTTTACAAAGCCGGAAGCGTTAAAATGCGTGCCCTTCGTGAAGGTGTACACGCCCGCATATCGCGCCGTATCGTCGCCGCGTCCGGTTTTGGTGCTGACGGCCACAATGCCGCGCCGGGTGCCGAGGGCGGTATTGATGACGTCCTCTTTACTGAAGGTCGGCCAGCCGTCACGCGGGTGGTTATGGATGGCGATCTCTCTTCCGTTACCGCTCAGGCCGGAAATGCTCCCGGCGTTGCCGTGGCGGTATTTCGTAGCGAAGCCCTGTTCATCCACGACCACGCCGTGTTCTTCCAGCGCGTCACCATGTGCGGCCACAAAGGCGCGTACCATGTCCTCATAGACACGGTTGGAGCCGATTTTGACATTCATGCGCGCGGGAAGGTCTGCGGTGGTTTCGTCCTTGCCGCTGCCGCCACCAGAAGACGGCCAGCCGCCACTAAAACCGATGCCGGAACCGCCGCCGCGCCCGCCGTGCTCCACGGGGAAGGTGATCTCCGTCCATGCGCTGATCCGCTGCTCAAGGGTCTTGCCGTCAATCTCAAAGTGCAAAGCCTCGTCAAGGCTGTTGAAGGACGCAATGATCTTGCCGGTTGTCAGGCTGTACAGCTCAAGCGGATTGCGGAAAAGCACCACCTTGTCGGTCGCATAAACGCCGTTCAGACGCTTGAATTCATACTTGAATCTGTCAAGCTGCATATTGTCTCACCTCTTTTGGGGTATAAAAATACCGCCAGCGGAAAGCCGCTGACGGTTGAAGCGTTGTGCTCTTTAGATGTCCGGAACTTCGGATTTCTTTTTACCTTTGGCCTTGTCCTGCTGATAGAAGGACTTCGGAAGTTCCTTGCTCGCATTGGGCGGCGTAATAATACGCCCCTTTGCGGGTTTACTGCCGCCCGTTTTCTTTGCGGGGCCGCTGGTTGTCTTTGCCATGTTCTGATAACCTCCTATTTGTCGCGCTTTTTGACGCATTTTTCGAGTAGTGCGGTCGGCTTCAAGTTGTCGATCCTGACAAGTTTGGTCGCGCCCTTGACCGCCTGATCCATATAGACGTGGATGTCAACATAGCGCCCGGTCTGCGGGTCCATGAAAACAGTACCGCCCTTTTGCTGTTCGGCCATAAATACATGGCCGGACCTGCCGCCTTTCCATTGGACGCGAACGATTGCGCGGGCACCGTCGCCCCAGTTCGCCATTTGATCTGCCATTTTCTGAATGGTGTTCCGGGAAGGAAAGTCAACAGCTTTTGCGCCGTCCATAACTGCAAGCCAGCCGTTTTTGTCGTACATATACGGCAAGCGGTCGGTCCCGTCAAAGATACGGGGCAAAGCCTCAACATCATAGCCGCGCCGCTGCATTTCATAAGCGTAAATGCACCTTTGGCAATTCTGCTGCCACTCGCGGCCCTCTCTGTAATGCGGGTTAGAACCGGCGAGCGCTTCATCAACGGTTTTCTGCTTTCCGCGAGGCCCTAAAAAGCTGGACCTTGAATAGCTGCCACCTCTACCGCCCATTATAGCACATCCTCCTGTGAATTTCCTTCGTCCTGTGTAAACTTTTTACTCACGCGGCGCTTCAATCCGTCCTGAAACGTCAAAATCGGAATGATTTTATCACCGCTGCACTCAGCCGGAATAGAGCCGTAAAACAGAATTTGCGAGGGCTGCAAGCGCTTCAACATTTCCTTGTAGCCAGCGAGGAACAGCGCGCGGGCGGTTGCGTTCATTTGCGTACCAACGCTTGATACCGCTACGGCACCGCCTACAGGCTCACCATCAAAGCACCAGTCAAAACTGCTCTCGTCACTCCATGAGATCGTCGGAATAACGGTGATTCCGTTACTCTGCCAATATGCACCGAGCCAATGCTTGCGATAGTGATTCCAGATTTGAACGGCCTTTGGGAAATCGGTGTATGTGCTGAAATCCGGTGTAAAAACGCACTTGAACGCCCTCAACATATTGAGGTATGCGTCCGGATTTGTCCACAGCCGCGTAAATTGGTAGTCGTCAATGAAGAAATGCACGCCCTTGCGCTGCGGCTCCTTGCAGCTTTTCGCGTAGTTAAAGCCGATAAAGCTATCAGCATTGCACGCTTCAGGAACAAGGCGCGGCGTGTCGAATTTACCCGTACCGCGATAAATCATTTTGTTCAGATTTTCATAATTGCGTCCCTGCCGGTAGATCATAGCGCCGCGCCTCCTATCCACAAAGTTAAAGCCCATGACGCCAGAGCGCCACGGGCTTGTTATGGATTTATGGGCATAGCGGCAAGGCCGGAGGCAGAGCCAAAAGCCGCCTCGATCATGCCCACAAATCCATGCAACCATGATACTACAGGCCGTGTCAAATGTTAAGGACATTCGGGACAAACTTATTCGGCCTTCGTGTTTTCGTCGTGCAGAAAGCGATAGCACAGCTTTTTCACACTGTCTTCCGTTGTCCTCATGCCGATTGTTTCCGACACCTGCGCCCATGTCAGGCCGTTGATAAAGCGGTATGTAAAAATCATCCGAAGCAAGCTGTCGGGCAGGTTGGAAATATACCGCTCAAGCCGGTTGCGCTCTGTCAGACAAAGAATCTGCTTTGCCTGAATGGTCATGGCGCAGTCAGAGCGTAGGGCTTTTTTGCGCGTAATAGCGGCTTTCAGGTCTACCAGTTCCGCAACGGTGATTTCCAAGCGCCCGCCATAGGACGGGGCTTTGGGCATACCGTCATAGTTCGGGCCTGATACCGAGGTAGCCTTCATTTCGAGGCGGGCGAGACGGTCTTCGTCCCGCCTGATCTCGTCGTCCAAATCAGCCAGCCGCTGCTGGTCCATTTCGATTTCACGGTTGAGGTGGTAGAGTTGCGATAGTTCTTTGATAGTCATGCTGCGGCCTCCTTAGCCTTCTGAATTCTAACCTTCAGGGCTTCCAACAGGCTATCCTGTGCATTGGCTTTGCCGCCCAGAGATTTAATAACGTCTTCATCCGTGCCGCCCAGCACCACCAGATGGTGGACTATGACGGGGTACGGCTGCCCCTGCCGGTGCAGGCGCTTATTGGTCTGCTGGTACAGCTCCAAACTATCGTTCAGGCCGAACCAGATGATGTGATGGCCGCCCTCTTGCAGATTGAGGCCGTAGCCACAGGACGCGGGCTGCATCAAAAGCAGGTCAATATTACCGGCGTTCCAGTCATCTTCCTCCGCTTTGCCCTCGTACACTCTCACCCGTAGGCGTGTAGCTTCCAGCGCCTGCAACAGCCGGTCGCGGTCGTGCTTGAAGTTGTAGCAGATAATCGCGTGCTGCCCGGAAAGCTGCTCCACGGTCTCAAGCAGCGCCTCGATCTTGCAGTCATGCACGGTGATGACGTTCCCGTCCTCGTCGTACACAGCGCCGTTGCAGAGCTGTAGGAGCTTGCCGCGCAGAGTAGCAGCAGAGCCAGCCGTGATGACCGTCTCGTCCACCTGAAGCAGCGTGTCCCGCTCTAAGCGGTCATAAGCCTTCTGTGCTGCGGCGTCCAGCTTGACGGGGATGTCCTCATAGATCAGTTCCGGCAGGTCGAGGTAGTCTTCCGATTTCATGCTGATGCAGATGTCAGAAATGCGCCTGTAGATTTCGTCCGCTGCGCCCAGCTTCGGCGCATAGGAGAAGATCGTCGTGCGGCTGCGCTTATCCGGCACAAAGTATGCGTCGCGGTATGATGTGATGGTACGGCCCAGCCGCTGCCCGCAGTCCAGCAGATACACCTGCGCCCACAGGTCCATAAGGCTGCGGGGATTCGGCGTGCCGGTCAGCTCCACAATGCGGTTGATCCGAGAGCGCACCAGCTTCAGCGCCTTGAAGCGCTTTGCCTGATGATTCTTGAAGCTGCTGCTTTCATCAATGACCACCATATCGAACGGCCAGCTGTGCCCGTAATAGCCCACCAGCCATTGCACATTCTCGCGGTTGATAAGATAAACGTCCGCCGTTTGGGCCAGTGCTGCGGTACGCTGCCCCACAGAGCCGAGGACGTGTACCAGCCGGAGGCAGGAGAGGTGGGACCACTTTGCAGCTTCTTTGTCCCACGTGCTTTCAGCTACCTTCTTCGGAGCAATGACAAGCACCTTCCGCACTGCCCAATATTCATACTTCAGCCGCTTGATCGCAGTCAGCGTGATAGCCGTTTTGCCGAGGCCCATGTCCAAGAAAAGCCCCAATGCCGGATCACGAATGATCCGGTCAATGCAATACTGCTGATAGTTATGCGGGCAAAATTCCTTCATCCCTCAGCACCTCCCTGCATCGTGCAAGCACGGCTTCGATCTTCTCCACGCTATCGACCGCCGAGAAAACTTCAAAGCCCAATGCGCGCAACAGCCCTTGCACATAAAGCTGCCGCTTGCGTTCCATTTTTCCCGGCTTCTTCATCTCTACAAAAATCACCTTTGCACCGGGAAGCAGGATGATCCTGTCAGGAACACCGGAGAAACCGGGGCTTTCAAACTTCAGACACCGGACGCCGTTGCCCAGCTTCTGGACGCCGGTTCTCAGCTTATTTTCGTAATAGGATTCAAGCATTCAATAGTTCCTCCTGTTACAGTTGGGGATAAAATCCTATAATTCCCCGTGCGTATAGGCGCTATGGCGTATAACGCCCGTGCGCCCTTTATTACAAGTATTCAATAGGAAAAGTATGTAACATTGTAACACCAAGCCGAAAAGCCTTTGAAATACGGGCTTTTCGGGGTTACAGATGGTGTTACAACAGGGGTTACACAAAAAATTTCTGTAACGGCATAGGTGTTACAGCTTCGACGCCGTTTCCGCTTGTAACACCCCCGTTTGTAACGCCTATTTCGTTACCGGCGACGGACACGGGCAAAGCCGCGCTGCTGACCGTATGGGCCAAAACGGAGAGGATTATTGTTCCGCTTCCAGCCGTCCATCTTTGCCAGAATGGCGTTGATTTCCCGCGTGTCAGCGGGCTTCATGTCGCGGATATTTCCGTTCAGACGCTCACACCAAACTTCCACGGCGGAAATACGGTCACGGTCCACAAGCTCAAGCTCCTGCCCATCCGGCGTCCGTGTAGCTCCGCACCAGTAGTCCCGCCGCCTATCAAGCGGCCATTTCGCCCAGTCCACCGGCACTTGCTTTTCGACGAACTCCTCGATCATGCCCTCGCGGACGGACACCTCGCGGTGCTCCTCCTGTTTGATCTTCGCCTCCTGCTCCACGTCACCGGAGAGATACAGCGATTCACCGGCCTGCCAGCGGGCCTTTGCCTCCGCCCACAGTTGGTCGATAACATCGTCGGTCAGGTCGCGCCACACGGTTTTGGCGTGCGGCTGCTCGCCCACGTCCACGGGCCAGAAACGCCGGTTGCCGGTCGTGTCCTGAAGGAAGTCCGTCGTATTGGTGGAGCCGAAGAACACGCACTGCCGGGGCAACTCCGAGACATGACGGCCATACGCTGCGCGGTAGCGGTCGGCACGCAGGGAGAGGAACTGCTTGATGCGGGCGACGTCAGTCTTGCGGAATGCGTCCAGCTCTGACACTTCCACCAGCCACACACCCTGAAGCAGCTCTGATGCGTCCTTGCCCTCGAAGGTGCGGATGCTGTCGTTGAACCAGCCACGGGACATTTTATCCAGCAGGGTACTTTTGCCGATGCCCTGCGGCCCGGCGAGGATGACCATGTTGTCGTACTTGTAGCCGGGGATCATGGCGCGGGTAACGGCTGCGGTGAAGCTCTTGCGGCACACAGCGCGGTTGTAGGCGGTGTCCTTCGCGCCCAGATAGTCAATGAACAGCGTGTCCAGCCGAGGCACACCGTCCCATGTCAGACGCTCGATGTACTCGCGGACCTCGTTGAAGGCGTGCTGCGAGGCGTGAATGTCAAGGGCGCTGTCGATGTTGCCGCGTCCGGAGATACCCCAGAAGCGTTCCATGTACCAGTACAGGCCGTTGCTGTCCGTGTCAGACCACAGGCGGCGTTTGCCGTCCTTCTTCCACGGCAGTGGCCCCAGCACCTCGCCGCGCCCTGCGAACTGATTGAGCGCGAACTTGCCCTTCAGGAGCGGATCGCCGTCAAGGATGATAAGCACATTGTCAATGGTGCTCTTGATCTTGCCGTCCTGCGTGCGCTGCAACTTTTCAGCCCATGCGGTGTCGTCCTCCGGCGTGGGATCGTTGCCCATGCCCTCGAACTCCCGCATAGCCTGTTCGTGCTGTTCGCGGTTGAGTGTGGCGCATACGGTCTTGTCGGCCAGCGCCAAATCGCACATAGCCTTGTAGGACGGGAGCTTTGCAATGGGCGTTTCCGGCGAAGCATTGTCGTCCTTGTCTCCGAACTTGTGTAGCCGGATCAGATCAAAGGCATTGACCAGCCGCCCGCTGCATGGGTCCGTCGCATGGTGGCTGAACAGGAACTTGCCATCGTCATAGATGATCGCGCCGCCCGTGGTGGAGCCGCCCAGATAGGTATAACGGTCAGGGTCGTTGTCCACGGCCTCATAGATGCCGGGCAGGTAGGCGTCCATAGCGGCCAGCACGTTATAGGTGCGGCAGAAGGCACCCACAAGGCCCTGCTTTTCTTCTGGGTCGCCCTGCTTCATAGCCAGCTTCTGATAGCTGGTAGCACCGGGGACCACCGGCCAACTCGTCAGATCGTGCCAGTCGGCGTATGTACCCAGAAGGGCGTCTGCGGAGATCAGCGGTGCGTCTACGGCCTTGTAGACGAACTCACTGTCGCAGCAGCAGGAGGGCCAGTACATGAGCCGGACCGTCTCAAAGGTGGTCGGGTCGGCCATGCCGATGCCCACATGAGCAGCCACACGGCGCGCGCATGGCTCGTATTCGTCCGGGGTCATAGTCCGGTCAGTCGGGACGACAACGCGCAGACGCGGGCGCTCAGGCGTGTGCTTGCGGGTGCTGTAAATGCAGTAGCTGAAGCCCAGCTCGTCCATTTTGCCGATGATGGTTTCCGTCTGCCAGCCGGGAACATTATCAAAGTCAAGCGTGATGATGTCGCGCCCGGTCACGTTGTTTGCCTTGCGGCGCTGCCCCAGCAGGGAGCCACCCACAAAGCCGCCAACATCCTTCAGGTCGTCCTGCTGCGACTTCTTCAGATGCAGATAATCTTGCAGGGTTTCAGCTCCACGGACCGGGGTAGACAGCCGTTTATAGAGTTCTTCGACGGTCAGCACCGTCTGTTTCCAGACCATATCGCGGCGGTTGTTACCCACGGATATGGTGATTTGTCTGTCATAGTTCATAATCAGGTACTCCTGTCCTCAGGATCACCCCCCCCGTCACCGGGGAAGGTGTCGCCTCCTTGTGTAGCTCCGCACCGCTCATTCCCGCACTTCTCCCGTAATGCGGTCGGACAGGCGGACCAGCTTTCCCGCACGGATGCGGTCCACCAGAGCGCGGTTGCGGAAAATAACCTTGAGCTGTTCCAGCATGATTTCCACGTCGGCAATCTCCTCGGCCAGCGCCTTAGAGTTATCCGCACCGCGAAGATTCTTCGACAGCTCCTTGGTCAGCTCGGACATTTCCTCCATAGCCATCACAAGCTGCGATTGCTTGCCGTAGGCCCTGACAGCCTCGGCGTAGGTGTCGCACTGGACGGGTGCCACAATCGCACTCAGACGCTCCTGAAGCTCCTTGTTCTTGCACTCGCAATAGCAGATTTTGTCCCGTGCCTGCCTGAGTTCAGCTTCAAGCTCGGCCTTCGTCATATCACTCATTTGAACACCCTCCCGGTCTTGACGTCTTTGATTTCAATGCGGCTGACAAGCTCAAAGCCGCAGCTACGGATGATGAATTTAAGGACCCTCACGAGGTCGCTCACGCGGCCATCCAGCGCGTTTTCTTCACGGACGATAGATTTCACGCCCTCATACGCTGTGGGGTCGTAGTAGCCCTCGCTGTTCCTCTTGGGGTAGTTTGCCATACAGACCTCCTAACAATCGACTTCGATCACAGCGGTCGGGAATTTGTCGCAGTTGTCCGCAATCTGCCTGAGAAATTCCGCTGTGGATTCCACCGTGCCCCAGCAGTTGCCCGGCTCAAACTGCCGGTAGCGCTTCGGATGCAGACACAGCCGCGACGCGCCCTGCATGAGCACGGGGTACATATCGGCACAGCGCTTGCCGTTCCACTCAGAGGGATAGGAGCCGCACACCTCTTTAATCATGGCGGCGGTGTTGGACGTGTGGTTAATCCAGTCGTCACCGACGTACACCCACTGATCCGCGCCCTCAAGTTTGGCCTTGAAACTTACGTCATAGCTCATTGTGTAGCCTCCTTCTTAGTCACCGGCCTTGAAGTTGTACACAGGCTTAATGATCTGCAACACAGTAACGGTGTCAGATATGCAGCTCAAGATTTCGTCCATAGGCTTGTATGCCTGCGGTGCTTCATCCAGAGTGTTCCGGCAAACAGAGGTCGTGTAAATGCCCTCCATTGCGGCCCGGTAGTCCTCCATAGGAATTGACGCTTTTGCTTTGGCGCGGCTCATAAGGCGGCCCGCGCCGTGCGGTGCCGATTCATTCCAGTCTGAATTTCCAAGGCCCCGGCCAATGATACAGCCGTCTTTCATGTTAATGGGTATCAACACGATCTTACCAGCGGCCGCACAGATAGCCCCTTTACGGACCATACCCCACTCGTCGATATAGTTGTGGACCGTTTCAAAGCGGTCAAACGGCAACCAGCCCATGCGCTGCATAATAACCTGACTGATCCGGCTACGATTGAACCGGGCAAACTGCTGGCAAATTCGCATATCGTGCAAATAGCGCTCCCGGTCCTCGCCCTCAACATAACAGAGGTCGCGCGGGATTGTGCTTTTAACTTTCAGCCGAGATAGCTTTTCGGAAATTTCGCTTTCCCGGCCTTCGGCTTTCAGACGTTCGATCAAGGCCACCCGCTCACCCTTTGCAGAGTGGAGCGTTTCAACGGCAATGTCCTGATAGATTTCTGCAACCTGCTTGCCTAAGTTCCGGCTGCCGGTGTGGATTATCAGATATTTGTTGCCGTCCTCACCAGTGTCAATTTCGATAAAATGATTGCCGCCGCCCAGCGTACCAACGGAATTGTGCAACCACTCCACGTTATGCAGGCGATCCCGGCAATGCAGGTCGTCGAGAAGGGTAAAATAACCGGCGTTCTGATGGACAGCCATCCCAGAGGGGATGTACTTACGGATCACGTCATCGAGCTTTGCATAGTCAATCTCAATGGGGCCGAGGTTGACGGTCAGCATACCGCACCCAATATCAACACCGACGATATTTGGAATCACCTCGTCGCCTAAATTGGCGGTAAAGCCAATAACACAGCCTGCGCCAGCGTGGACATCAGGCATAATGCGTACTTTGCAATCCTCAAAGGGCTTTTGTGCAAGCAGCAGATCAATTTGAGCTTGTGCCTGTGGCTCAATAGTTTTTGCAAATATTTTCAGGTCTTTCATTGTGTAGCATCCTTCCCAGCGTTCCATGCCGCGACGTCAACGCCGATCTCTTGCAGCTTACGGTCCGCAAGCCACGCGTCGTCGTCAGGCATTTCGTAGTAGTTGACCAAATCATCGTGGATGACCGTAAACTGTTCCCATGCGCGCCGGAGCCGTTTTTTCCCGAAGCCGAGGTGTTTGTGCAGGAAATAAAGGATCATGGCGTCAACGTTGTTCAGATATTTGCGGTCGGCCTCCACGATTTGCCGGTTGATCTCAATGTTCATGGCGCGCCGCTCTTTGGCGGTCAGATCAGCGCCGTAGACCGTGCCCTTGTACTGCTTAACTCTCATGGCGTCCGACCTCGGCGGGCGCAAACACATCCGGGTTATCGACAATGACCGAATGGAGCGCGTTCGCCAGCTCGTCCACACGCTTTTCGTCGTGGTCGCGGTAGCCGAGGCCAAAATAGATCGCATGGACCATTTCGTGGATGAAATCGGCCTCCATTTTGGCCGTGGCCTGCGGGCTGACGCGGATAATCAGGTCGTTGTAGAGGATTTCCGCCGAAACATTGTTGATACCGAGATCCATTTTGCTGGTGATCTCGACGGTGTAGGTCTTGCCGCCGATCTTAATCTTTTCAGGAATTTTCATCGAATTCACCTCGTTCTGTGGTTTTCCGATTGATCCGCGCCGCAGTTTTGCGGTATTTCTGCGGCAGCGGAAAAATCGTTATAAGGGTTTCGCCGTGGAAGATATAGACGTTGTTGCAGTAGATACGGACATTGTTTGCCGTCTCGTGCTTCCAGTACAGCGCCGATATGTACCGGTTCAGGCTGCCGCTGGTGTCGCTGTGCCGGATGCCGTACCGCAGCGCATTTGCAGCGTTCTTGTGGGAGAGCTTCTTTGGCAGGCCGAGACGTTCCTTTGTTCTTCGCGCTGCGTGGTTGGTAACGCGGGTCATTTCCGCAAGAGGGCCACAAAGACAGCGATAACGCCGATCAATGCGACCACTGCGACGCTGATCCAGAGCGGAGACAGCACCCACCACCACGACCAAGCAATAACGTGTGTCAGCTTGAGCGTGATAAACACGATGGTCAGCAGGCCGACGAAGCCGATTCCGCCGCCACCGCTGCTTTTCTCATTCATATATTTCATTCCTCCTCGCAAATGCGGATCAGGTTGTGAATGCCTCTCTGTGTGTAGCCGAGGATTTTACCGGTGCCTGCCCAGAACTGAACCAGCGCGTCGTCGGATTTACGGCGGCAGTGGAAATGGCCTGTGGCGTCGTTCTTCAGGACATATTCGATGTTGTGGGCTTCAAGCTGCCGGATCGCATACTCGATGCGGTCGGGATTCTTCGCTACCCGCTCCCTGTGATTCTGCCGGGCGTGCTCCTTGAGAGCGTCCCAGCATTCATCTCTCGCCATGCGGATCACCTCCCAAACAGTTGGGGCAGACCTGCCGCCCCTCAGGGATTTCAGCACCGCAGGAAATACAGGTGTTGACGGGTGGAGCCTTCGGCGTCTCTGTGGCGATTTCACCGGCACAGGCGGCGTAACCGGCCAAGTCAACGAAGCTGTCACCCTTGACGCCGGTTTTGATGCGGGCCACCTTCAGAAGCGCCAGCATCATAGCAACGTCCTTCGCGCTGTAGCGCATTCCGGTGTACGCCTCCCACAGCTTGCCGATAAGGGCGAAGTTGTTTTCGGGCCTGCCGTATTCACGTTCGCGCTCTCCGCAGACACATTTACGCGCCTGTTCCAGAATTTCAGCTCGTTTCATTGTTCACCCTCCAAATTGCAAGCACTTCGGATAAATCGAGGAACAGAGGGCGCGGGACCTTGCCGCCCTTAAAGCTGTAGCCTGTAATTTCGCCGGTCAAATTGTTCTTTTGAACTGTGAATTCTTCGCATTCAAAGTCCGGTAGAACAGTCCCGTTCTTCATGTAAATTCGTATCTTCATTTAGTTCTCCTTCGGAAGAATGTCGTCAAAGCAGACGGGAACGATCTGCTGCAACTCACGCAGCAGTGGTGTAGCTATCTCCCGTATCTGCGTATGCGCGCCGGTGGAGGTGCGGAGCCGCAGGAAGTGACGCCACTCGCGGATATTGGCTGTCATAACGACCTCCGTTTTGAGGCTGTTCGGGAGCACCGCGCGGGCCTCCTGCGGGGACAGACCCCAATTCAGAAGGTTGAAGTAGGCCGTTTCAGCCCTGCGGCAAGCCTCTTTCCACTCGTCGTAGGCGAAGGTATTCTCGTTCAGGTAGCACGGCTCAATGACCGTGATCTCGTTGCCGAACTGATCCTTTCCGTAATTACAGTAGCGGGTGCTTTCCTGACAATAGGATGCCAGCCGGTGCCTGACGATCTCGTGGCTGACGCCACGGTCACAGACGAATTTCACGGTAAAGCTGCAATGCTCTAAGACGGCTTCGTGGCCGCGCTTGATAATACCGGCAACGAACTTCGGGGCGCTGTCGTCCGTGATCTTGCCCTCGGATTTGTAGCAGACACGCCCGCACTCCTCAAGGCGCTTCAGGATCACGCTGCCGTTGATGGGCGTGATGAACTCGAAGCCGGGCTTAATAATCTTCATCGTCGTCCTCCGTTTCATCGTCCCCGGTCGCAGCCTCATACTGGTCGTATGTAATGGCCCGGACGCACTCGACGGGAACGCCGAGCAGGTCAGCAGTGCTCTTGCGCTGGGCGTAAAGGAAGCCCTCACACTGAACCGAATTGTTGATGATGCCCACAAGCTGGTCGGCGGCTTTCGCGTGCTTTAGCGCAACGCTTGTGTAGCCGACGCTCCCAGCGCCGCCGAACACTTCGGCGTCCTTGACTTCGAAATGGCAGGTCAACGTAATGTCAACCAGACCGATGTTAGCGTTTTGCATAGGATTTCCCTCCGTTATTGATGTGTTCTTCGTAGCTGTAGCGGATGCAGTAAAGCGCCACATAGAGGATGACAAGCAGATAACCGGCATACAGGAACAGCCAGTACCACGAATAGAACATGGACAGGACCACAGGAACGGCCAGTGTGCCAATTACTGCACCGGCGATAAAAAGGATCAGAGCCACCACAGCGGCGGTTTTAATCAGCTTTTCGCATTTCATAATGAGTTGCCTCCGTAGATTTTGTGTTATTGTATTTTGGGTGGCCCCACGACCGGGGGCCGGATTTCAAAGGGAAATCAGATTAAACAGAAGCCGAACGCCACCCCGTAGGAGGAGGACGCGTAGTAGTCGCTGCTGCCACCGGAGTGGCCACACCGGCGAAAGACGAAGACGACGACGCCTCAGGCGACCGCAGCCACCACCACCATGCTCCATTGTCGCCGCACTCCTTCACGCGGTCCTTCTCGCGGAGGAAGCACAGGAGCTGCGCGTCTTCCGGCTCACGTTCCGACCAGCGTCCCTTGCCGAACACCTGCGTCTTGGAGAGCAGGAACAGCTTGTCTTCGGTTTCTACGCGCTCACCGCCCACGATCTGGACGATTGTCGTCGGCGCAATAAGCGCCTGAAGCTCGTCCGGCAGAAGGGCGAACACGGTATTGTTGAGATACTGCCGCATATCGCAGGCAGCCCACGCGCCCTTGTTGGTGGGGCGCTTGTTCATGCAGTGCTCGTCAGCGAGGCAGTCTTCGAGGACGAAGAACCACTTGCCGTTCTTATCCTGTGTAGCTCTCACGGCCACTTCCTCGCCGTTCTTCAGATTGAAGATGACCAAATCGCCCTGCGCGATGGTGCCGTTATCGACCGCCGCCTTCAGCGCGGCCCATGTGGTTTCGTTGGTAGTAGAAGTCTTGATAAACATAAAAGGTTGCCTCCTTAATCTTTTTTGAAAAATGCTCCGACCCAGCCGTCAGCGCCGAGGGGCAGACCCTCAGCCCACGGGATCGGGGTTGACATGATCTTGACCACCTTGTCAAGCATGGCGTCGTTGGTGTCGAATGCGGCGGTGTCGATGACCACCTCGTCGTGGATGTGGAAAACCACAGGCAGCCCAGCGGCTTCAAGGGGTTCAATGGCCTGCGCCAGACAGTCACGGGCGATAGCCTGTACGACATTCTCCACCAGCTTCCCGCCGTATGTTTCGATGCGGCCCCACTTGTTTTTGTCGTTCACGCCCATATAGGTGATGGACGGGCCGCCCCAGCGGTTTTCACCGACAGAGGGTTCGACGTAGTAGAGCTTGCGACCAGATGGAAGCGAGATGGTCATGCAGGTCGTACCACGGATGCAGTCACATTCCCGCGCGAAGGTGCAGCAGCGAACACGGAGAGAGCCGCCGTTCTGGATGACGCGGATCGCCGCGTCGTTGAAGCTGTACCAAAGGTTGCGGATTTTGGGGTTTGTGTTGCGCCATTTGTCCACGATGTCTTTGATTTCTTCGTCGGGCAGGTCGGCAAGCAGTTTGCCGGTGTCCATCTGCCGCATGGCAGGGACGCCGCCCTGATAGCCGAGGGCCAATTCTGCGACCTTGCCGCGCTGCCGGAGGGAATATTCGGGGTTGCCCTTTTTGATCCGTTCCAGCGGGACGCCGAACATCTGAGAGGCAGACGCTTCATAGATTTTGCCGTGTGTGCTGAAAACCTCAAGCCGCCATTCCTCGTCGGCCAGCCACGATATGACACGGGCTTCGATGGCGGAGAAATCGGCGTCAATCAGGACGTTTCCGGGGGCAGCCACAAACGCGGTGCGGATAAGCTGTGACAGCGTATCATTCGGAGAGCCATAGACTGTCCGCAGCGCGTCGAGCTTGCGGCCCTTGACCAGTTCACGGGCAAATTCCAGCGGCTCCGTGTAGGTGCGCGGCAGATTCTGAACCTGCACCAGACGTCCGGCCCATCTGCCGGTACGATTGGCACCGTAGAACTGAAGCAGCCCACGGACGCGCCTGTCGTCGCACACAGCGGCCTCGATGGCGTCGTATTTCTTGGTGCTGGTTTTACCCAGCTCCTGCCGGATTTCCAGCATCCGCTGAACATGGTCGGCATTGTCGCGGCCCAGCAGCTCTTTGATCGTCTCCTTGCGGAGGGTGGTAATATCGTCGCCGGTTTCGGCGGACAGCCAGCGGGCAAGCTGCTTGACGCTGTTGGGGTTTTGCAGTCCGGAAAGCTGGACGGCCTCGTCGGTGAGCTGCGCGCGGATGGTTTCGCCCAGCTCCAACGCACCTTCGCAGAAGTCCATATCGACTGCCACGCCGCGCGCGTTGATAAGCAGGTCGGTTTCCCACTGCTTCTGAACGAAATCTGGCACAGGGAACACAGACAGGCGGCGTTCGATCTCCATTTCCGCCACAACGTCTTGGCCGTTGTAGGTCTTAAACAGCGCCCATTTTTCGGGGTCGTGATGCGGGTAGTTTCGGGTCCTGCCGCCGTTCGCCTTTGTGGGCTTGCAGGGCACACAGAAATAGCGGATCAGAGCCTTGCCGGTAGTCAGCTTTTGTTTGTCCTCCGGAATGCCCAGCGCCCGGCCCGTCGCGTCCAGACCTGCGGTGTAACCGGCATACAGGCCGTGCAGCATCGTGTCACGGAACTTCGCTACATAGGCCGGGGTAAACCTGACACCGAAATGCCGAGCGATACAGCCTGCCTCAAAGGCCGCATTGTAGGCCATGAGCACGCTGTCACTGCGGAAAATCAAGTCTTTGAATGCGGTGTTGAAGTAGTCACGTTCCTGCGGAACGGTCAGGTCAAGCACACGAACGGGTCCATCGTCAACGCTGTAGGCGCACAGAAGGATTTCAAATGCCGGGCTTTGAATATACCGGAACGCACCGGCTTTTTTGATATTGATGTCGGAATACGTCTCGAAGTCAAGATGGATGATACCCATGTAAATGCCTCCTTTGTGTTCTTGCCGGGCAGGCGGTCACTGTGTAGCCGCCTGCCCAGCGCTGTGGTTTACATGGGCTGACCGGTGATGGGGTTGATCTGGCCGGGAGTGTAACCGGCCTGCGGCTGAACGCCGCCAGCGGGATAACCGCCGTAGCCGGGGACAGGCGTTGCGGGCATGGCCGCGCCATACTGGCCGGTAGCGTAGCCCTGCGCGGGGGCCTGCGGCTGAACGCCGCCGACACCGGCGAACTCAGCGGCGGTAACAACGGAGTTGCTGAGCGGTTCGCCGTCGCGGGTCTTCATCACGGCGCGCAGGCCGCAGCCGACGCCGCGCTTGCCCGCAGAGTTGTAGGCATAGAAGTTGATGGACACACGGGCATACATACCGCTGTAAATGTCCGTGGGAGCCAGTTCACAGTTCACATTGTCCGCGCCGCAGACATAGGGCTTGTTCTTGCTGGATGCGGTCACTACCCAGCAGCCACGGCATTCCTCACCAAAAGGCTCACCGGAGGGGCGCACACCGTCGCCGTCATGCACGACGGATTCGATGCGGGCGGGGCGAACGCCGTTCCACTTGGCGTTGACGCCAACCTCGGCAGCGGCGTTCATAGCCGCGTCAAGTTCCTGCTTGATATTCGGGTTGGACTTGGGGATCAGCAGCGTGACGCTGAACTTCGGATCGCCCACGCCGTTCTGCGGCGCACGGGCGGTTACGAGGTTGCAGTAGGACAGGCGGCATTCGGGGGTGAGAACTCTTTTCGGGTCATTCTGATACATGGTTTAATTCCTCCATAAAATTCATTCAGTTCAATATGTTCAGTCCTGCGTCCGCAGGTGGGGTCAAAGGTTTTTGTAGATCGCGTTGAAGGCGTTTCGGGTTACGGATTTGAGAGCGTTCCGATTCAGACGGGGCGCTTCCAGCAGCTCCATAATGGCGGTGAAGGATTCGCAGGCATCGCGGCACATATCCAGATAGCCGTCCGCATTGCCCTCATAATCCTTGACCAACTCCTGCTGTTCTTGGATTTCCTCCTTCAGCTCTGCGACGCATTCCCGGAAGCAGCGGGCGACGTCATCTCCGAGCTTTTCGCGCAACAGCCGTTCAAGGAACACGTCCTTGTCCTCAAAAATGGCCTCCATGCTGCCGTCATTGAGATATACCGTTTCAGCCATCAGACGCCCCCGCAAACTCGGCGGCACCGACGCAATAGGTTTCGCGGCGGTCACTTGCCAGCGCAAGTGTAGGTTTGCCCTTCGGCTTTGTGACGCACTCGGAAAGCAGCTCCGCGAAGGTCTTTTTGCCGAGCATCTTTTCCAGCTCTGAGAGGGTCTTCGGCTTGCGGTCGTAAATCAGCGCCTCGTCATACCCGGCGTCAACCAGCTTCCGGACAGCGGCGTCAACATCTGTGAAGGCGCGGTTGCTGCGGCCCTCCACCAGCTTCCAGCCGGGGATTTCGCCGCCGTCAAGCATAGCGCCGGTGGCGTAGTCCTGAAGGTCCTTGTACCACTGCACCAGCCCTTCGGCTTGAATCAGCAGGTCGCCGACTTCAGCATCCGACAGGCACGGGTTTTTTCCGATCTCACGGCTGCCGTTCGCGGGGGTGAGATTCTTGAAATCCTCAAAGCTGGTAAAGAGCGCGGCTCTTGCGGCGCATTGCGCCTTGCCCTTGCAGAATCGGCAGTGCTCGCCGGGGCAGAAAGTTCCGGGACCGTCATAGGCTTCCTGTGCAAGGGGTTTGATGCTCTCGCCCCATGCAAGCAGATCGTCCACACTGAGCGCGTCCTCGCTGGCCTCCTGTGACAACCGGGGCTGACAGATACCCATTGATACCCGCTTGATTTGATCGCCATAAATAGGCCCGTAGAGCCTCAGAGCGCCCAGCGCGTACAGCCGCATTTGCGGGTTGTTTTCGGCCGATACGGGTACGCCCTTGCCGTGCTTGTAGTCGGTGATATGCAGCGTGTCGCCGCCGATCATGATACAGTCGCAGGTGCCGAAACCGTCCGGGACATAGGCCGTGAGATCGACCTTGACCTCCATTGCCACATGAGGTGGCGTGGCGTACTGCATGGCCTTCTCTGTTAGGTAGTCCACATACGCTTCGGCGGTCCGCAGCATCTCGTCAGAGTACAGCGGGCGGGCTTGCAGCTTCTTCAGCTCAGAGTTGAATTTACGGGTGGACAGGACAGTGAATTTCTTGCGGGCATACAGCTCGCAGATGGCGTGTGCCAGAGTACCTTCCTCCGCATAGGAGCTTGTCCCGTCAGGAAAACTCTCCTCGAAATGCGGTGCCGCCGTACAAACCAGCCAGCGGTGGGCGCTGGATGCGCTCAGAAGGGCGTGTTGTCTGGGGGTAGGCATTGTCCCACCTCCCGTTAAAGCTGCGCTCCGAGGGCTTTCAGCTCAGCACCAAAAGCGCTGTATGCCTCCTTCGGCAGCTGCGTTACGGCCTGTACACCGAACTTGCCCAGCAGAGCGAGGAGCTGCGGCATCTTGCCTGCGTCGATCAGCGCCGCACCCGCGCGGCTCAGCGCCTCCACGGTGTAGCTCTCAGCCGGAGCGGCGACCGGCGCAGTCGGGGCAGCAGTCGTCGGTGCAGTTGGCTGAACAGGGGTGGGTGCAACAGTGCCGGTAGTTGGCGCAGGCTGAACAGGTGTCGTAGGGTTTATGGCGGGGGCAGCAGGAGCGGCAGGGAAATCAACGTTGACAATGCCTGCGTTGTCGATGTGGTGGTTGTTCCCTCCGTGCTGATGGCAGACGAATTCGGGCTGCTTGCCGATGGCACCGGCCAGCGCGTTCAGCGCTTCCGGTAATCCGGGGATTTCGATGGTCATTTTGATCTCAAACATGATTTGCCTCCTAAATGTTCTTCAGATCGTCGATGATTTGTTGCCAGCTGTCGGAAACGTTCAAGACGTGCCTTGAGTATTGACTTGAGTAGTAGCCTTGCTGCCAGAGCTTCGCAGCGCCGCCCTCGCCGCAGTTATAGGCCATGAGGGCTTTGTGCTGGTCGCCGTACTTGTCCAGCAGCTCACCGATCAGGAGGACACCGGCAACAATGTTGCCCTCATAGTCGGTGGGTTCGATCCCAAGTCCGCGCAGGCGATCATAGTTAATCGGGTGAACTTGCATCAGGCCCCAGCAGGTGCCGTTGTCTGCGTCGAGGTTGAAGCTGCTTTCGCATTCCGCGATTGCCAGCGCCAGTGCATAGGGAACGCCGTAGTCCTCACACGCTTGCTGCATTACCTCCTGAAGCTCGTAGCTCAGCGGAATGTCGTCGCTGTGTAGGAATCCCTGCCCTTCTGTCTCCTGCGGTACGGTTTCCGGCTCTGTGACCGGCTCGTCCGGTGTGGAGGCGGTAGGGACTTCGGTCTCCGGCACGGACATTTCAGCCGTGGGAGCGGGTGCGGTTTCCTCCGGTGCGGGCGCTGCGCCTGACGCGCAGTTGACGGCAAGGATCGTGATTACGACCGCCTCCAACACTGCCAGCACAAAGAGGCCAAGAGCGATACGGCGCAGCCTATTGAACTGCTGGTGCTGCCGTCTGCGTGTCGTCGTCATCATAGAACTTGCCTTCCTCTCTGCATTTCTGTAGCCACGCTTCGTAGCGGCGCAAATTCTCCGGATCGGAGTAAAACCGCTCAATGCCCGCAAGCAGCGTCCGGCAGAGAATATCCATTTGTACGCGCGGAATCTGCGTGCAGTCGATTTTGACGTTGGCCATGATGCTTTCCTCGTTTCTTACTGATTAACTATGGGTTCGCTTGCCTGCCGCTGCTCAAGGCGTTCAAGCGCATCAATGATGCGCTGCTGGGTCGTGGCGTTGCCCTTCTTGTTGTGGAGAACAGCGGACAGGTACGAGTTCGTCAGCCCTGCTTCATCGGCAAGCTGCTTGCCCGTAATTGCCGCCATGTGCATACGCCCAACCACTTCAGCGGTCCAGTCGAGAGTCAAAAAATTCACCTCCTGAGTAAAAACTTTTGCATTGGCAGTTGAAACTTTTCGACTTTTGTGCTATCATAGATGTGCTACCATTCTTGACAGCCGCGCGGCTCGATTTTATTTCGGACTGCGTTTGGCCTTGTTAAGGCCCGTTCGGTCTAATATTTTCAACTGACAGCTACATTATAGTACGAAAAATTGAGCTTGTCAATATGCTTAGGTGAAAATTTTGGCCTGCGGTTAAATTTTTCGGACTAAGGTGATCTAATGAGTTTCTTTGAGCGATATGCAGCCACTTGCACCGAACACGGAATTGAACCGTGCTCTCAAAAAGCCGCCGATCTTTTCGGCATTTCACGCTCCACAATTTCTTCGTGGAATACGAAAAACACATTCCCCAAAGGCGAAACCGTTGCAGCCATTGCAGACGCTTTGGGCGTGTCCGCCGACTACTTGCTGGGGCGTACAGATAATCCGATTGACCATGTGAACAGTGCTCCCGTTGTGGAAGATGCGCCGCGTGACTATATTGGAGCCGTCCCTGACTTCGTAACTAAATTCAGAATGCTTGATGACGTCGATAAAGCAAAAGCGGAAGCATACCTCGACGGGCTGCTTTCCGCTGATAAGTACCGGACTGAAATTCAAGCAAAGAATGCCTGATACGGCGCAAGGGGAAAATCCTCTATGTCGATTTTCAAAAAAGATTCAAGCTGTTTTGAGCCAATACATCCTGCGGAATACCATCAGAATTCCGATGACTGCATTGTGCGCAATGGGGCATACGACTTTACCCGCCTGTCTGCTGGCGAAAACCAGACAATCGTAGAAGTTTTGCGTGTAGCTGGTAGCGGCAAATACGCCCCCGAACAACGCGCATTGGGTCTTGCAAGCGAATCCTCCGTAGTCAAATACAAGGCGAGAGCCATATTGAACGAAATTGTCGTACAGAAGTACAGCGAATCAAAAAGCCCTTTGGATGCACTCGCCGTTGGATTCGCATACCAAACTAAAGGAGCTATCGGGCGCCAGCAGGCCATTGTATACTTTGAGAAATATTTAGGCACGGCATCATCTCAAATAGTTGCCGAGGCGCAGCGTGTTATGTTTGACGCCAACGACCCATTTTTTAGCTATAAATTGGCCGAGCTTTATGAACAAGAAGGACTGTGGGATTCAGCCCTGAGATATGCGCTCAAAGCCCAAAGTACGGACAAAAATTGCGCTCCGGCTTTCCCACTTTTGGTCGGTAAAATCTATCGGCGCATAAGCCCGGCTGAATCGCAAGCGTATCTTCAAAAGTACATGAGAGACGAGCACTACAAACCGTATATGCCGCTGTTTCAGAAAGAACTTGATATATCCTCCGAATGGTTGGAAAACTCATACACATACACGCCAAGACCATATAAGCCCTCAAAGCGCGCCCTCCAAATGGAGGCGGACATCAAAGAAACTGCTCACAAGTACATAACAAACGAAAAAGCCCTTCTGCTGGGCGCAGAAGGGCGTAACGGGTAACAGATATGTCGATAGATATTAAATGGCAGGTGCCAATGGCAAAGCCGGAGGTCAGCGAACTGGCCGTCGTATATGCCCGGTATTCAAGCCACAGTCAAGGAGAACAGTCCATCGAAGGGCAGCTCTCCAACGCAAGGGACTACGCCGCCGCACACGGCTACACCATCGTGCATGAATACGTTGACAGAGCAAAGAGCGGTCGGACGGATAACCGTGCCGAGTTCCAGCAGATGCTGAAGGACACGGCCAAGCGGCAGTTTTCGGTTATCATCCTCTGGAAGGTTGACCGCTTCGGGCGTAACCGTGAGGAGATCGCCATAAACAAGATGAAGTGCCGCAAGAACGGCGTGCGCGTCGAGTATGTGGCGGAAACCATCCCGGACAGCCCGGAGGGCGTAATCCTTGAAAGTGTGCTGGAAGGCTTCGCGGAGTATTACAGCCTACAGCTTTCGCAGAACATCCGCCGTGGCCGTGCTGAGAGCGCCGAGAAGTGCCAGTCGTTGGGCGGAAACCGCCCGCTGGGGTACAAGACCGGACCGGACAAAAAGTTCGTCATAGACGAAAATACCGCGCCCACAGTGAAAATGATCTTCACCATGTACGCGGACGGCAAGACGGTTACAGAAATCGTTGACAAGCTGAACGAAATGGGCCTGCGGACGTTGCGCGGCGGACCCTTCACCAAGAACAGCTTGCATTCGATCCTGAAGAACAAGAAGTACATTGGCATTTACGAATACCAAGGCCACGAGATCAAGGACGGCGTGCCCCGGATTATCGAGGACGACGTGTTTAACAAAGTGCAGGAAATGCTGAAGATCAACAAGCGAGCACCGGCGAAAACATGGTCGCGCGCCGACTACATCCTCACGGACAAGCTGTTTTGCGGCAAGTGCGGCGCTCTGATGTTCGGCGAGAGCGGCACCAGTAAAACCGGCGCAAAGCATAATTACTACATCTGCTCCAACAAGAAGCGCTTCCGCTCCTGCGACAAAAAGGCCGTGCGACAGGCAGACATTGAGGACACCGTGCTCAACGCCACCCATGAACTGCTGCAAGACGACGAACTGCTGGACTACATCGTTGACCGCACATGGGAGTATTACCTTGCACAGGACAACAGTCAAGAGGAGCTGCGTAACCTTCAGCGGCAGCTTGCACAGACTGATACCGCCATATCAAACCTCATTCGGGCCATTGAGGCCGGAATACTGACCGAGGAAACCAAGAAGCGCATGGACGAGCTGACGCAGCAGAAAGCCGATTTGAAGGCGTCCATTGCCGACAGGGAGATAGCCCGTGGCTTCCACCTGAAAAAATCTCATATCGCGTATTATCTCCGCAGCCTGCGTGATGCTGACTGGTCGGACAAGGAGACACAAAAGCGCCTGATCCAGACCTTCGTGAATGCGGTATTTGTTTATGACGACCACATAACGCTGACTTACAACTTCAGCGGGGATAAAAACACCATCACACTGCGTGATATGCAGCGTTTTGAAGACGGGGAGGAGTTCGGATGCCGTGCGTCTCGCTCCACCAGAAATCCACCGTAATTTTGATAGAATTACGGTGGACTTTTTCTACGCCCGAAAACCGCTTGGAATCAGGCTTTTCGACCGTTTCAGCACATAAGTGAACCCCGCCGCAGAGCGATTCTGCGGCGGGGGTTTGTGCGTTTTAGGAGGATAGTGGCTTCCTATGCCGTTGTAATCGTTAAACAACCGAATAATCGTTGAGTTACTGGTGATATTCGTTAAACTACCAAGGTGATCGTTAAAAAATAATCCCTACTCAAAGTGCGTATCAACAATTGCCTTCAGCTGTGCGGCAATCTCCGAGAAATCCTGGTTTAAATCAAGGGTTTTCACACTGATTTGATTGCCGCTCATCTGATAGACATTATCCGGCTGAATTGCTTCGTCTGTTGCGGCATAAAGGAGCATAGTGGGCATCTCGTCAGACAGGAATTTGTCAAAGCGACATAACATAAATCTGGCACGGATTCCATTTGTCCCACAGATTTGGCATCAATTCAAATTCCTTAAATCCAAGGCTTAGGTAAAAACGGTTTGTTTCATCGTATTCCGGATACTTGCCCATTTGAACCGTCTTTACCTGAATAAAAGAATAGCTATGTTCTGCAGCGATCCGCTTTGCCTTGTCAAACATATCTCTGCCAATACCTTTACGATGATGCGTCTTCAATACGCCCATAACAGCAAGCTCAACGGTATCTTTTCCCGTTTCCTTCAGGCACAAAAAACCATTGGCTTTTTCTTCTTCAAAAGAGGCAACCATTATTTCATTCGCACTTTCACGAATATAGTTTTCTGTTGATTCTGGAATCCCAAACCACTCTGGCAGTGCCGTAAGAATGCTGCGTGCAATTCGTTGCTTCTCCTCAATATCATCCACTATTCTTATCATCACTTTCACCTCTGCAAATCATGATTTCTAACCGTCTATTATACCGGCGAAGTATGAACATTTCTACCAAGAAAAACAGCCGGGATTATAGCGCGGCGGTTCTCCATGTCAACCCGGTAGGGGGATGAAAATCTCCGGAACCTTTTCGGTCGGGCAACGTCCCGGGGTCACACGCACCAAAATCGCAAAAAAGACATGGGGCTGCTCCACATCAGGGGAACTTTGTCTATTGTCCTGTTTTACTGGTTCTGCTCCGTCTTGCCCTGCAGGGCATTTTGTGATAAACTGGAGAAAAATTTGCAGGGAAGTGATCGGATGTCGCTGCGGGAAAAGCTGCTGCGGGTCGCGCCGGAGGAATGGGAAAACGAGTTCGTCCGACCTCCTCGACCTGACCGGTATGACCCGCGTCGTCGTGACGCACACGCTGGAGGCCGCGCTCCTGCGCCGCTATGACGGCATCCTCGTCCTGAAAAACGGCCGTATCGCCGAATCCGGCAGCTTCGACGAGCTGATAGAGAAAAAGGGGTATTTTTACGCCCTGTTCACCGTTGCGCAGGGGTGAGAGCCGGATAAATGATGCAGTAAGAAGAATCATTCCGGCCCGATACCGCCGAAAGCTGAATTTTCGATGGACAAGATGCGCGTTCCATGCTAAAATCAATTTGTGTGACCGCATTTTCTGCGCAGAAAGGAGCGAAGACTATGATCGATTTTTCCAAACTGGAACAGTATCGGGAGAATAACCGCATTGAGGCAAAAAAAGCGCTTGGCGGCCTGCCGAAGAGCATTTGGGAGACATACTCTGCCTTCGCCAATACCTATGGCGGGATCATCCTGCTGGGCGTAGAGGAGCGGGCGGACAAGTCCCTGCACCCGGTCGATCTGCCCGATCCGGACCGGCTCATCCGGGAGTTCTGGGATATCGTCAACAATCCCAATAAGACCAGCGTCAATATCCTGTCTGCCAGGGATGTTTTTGTGCAGGAGGTGGACGGCGCGCACATCGTGGTCATCCGCGTGCCCCGTGCCGAGCGCTCCTATAAGCCGGTCTATGTGGACGGCAACCCGCTGTGCACCTATCGCCGCAACGGCGAGGGCGACTACCGCTGCACCAGAGAGGAATATCAGGCCATGGTGCGGGACGCTTCCGTGCGGACGCAGGATATGCTGGTGCTGAACGAGATGGACCTGGGCGTGTTTCATCCGGAAAGCGTCCGCAGCTATCGCCAGAGAATGCGCCTGTCCCGCCCCGGGCATGTGTGGGAGTCATTGGAGGATGAGGAATTCCTCCTGAAGCTGGGCGCTGTCGGCATCGGCTCCGACGGAAAGAAGCACCCGACCTCTGCGGGCCTGCTCATGTTTGGCAATGAATATGACATTGTGCGGGAATTCAATGCCTATTTTCTCGATTATCAGGAGCAGTATGATGCCGATACCCGCTGGACGGACCGGATCATTTCCTCGTCCGGCGACTGGAGCGGCAATGTGTATGATTTCTATTTTCGCATTTACAACAGGCTGATCCAGGATATCAAGGTGCCGTTCCGGATGGACGGCGGGAACCGCGTGGACGACACGCCCGTGCATCAGGCACTCCGCGAGGCATTGGCCAACTGCCTTGTCAATGCGGATTATTATGGCAGGCAGGGGCTGGTCATCCTCAAAAAGCGGGACGGCATCACCATGTCCAACCCCGGCAGCTTCCGCATTGAGCTCGACGCGGCAAAGAGCGGCGGCGTGTCCGATCCCCGCAACGGGACGATGCTGAAGATGTTCAACCTGATCGATATCGGTGAGCGCGCCGGAAGCGGCATCCCGAATATATTCCGCGTCTGGCGTGAGCAGGGCTGGGCAGCCCCCATATTTACGGAACAGCTTGAGCCGGAACGGACGATCTTATCGCTGACATTCGAAAAAATCGGCGATAAAAAATCGGTGATAAAAATCGGCGATAAAAAATCGGTGATAAACGAGAAAATGAAGGAAACGATCATTGCATATCTTACGGATCATGCAGAGGCGAAGACCGCTGAGATCGCCGCATATATTGGCTTGAAGTTATCACGCACAAGGGATTATCTGAATGAACTGATCGCAGAGGATATCGTTGTCGCCGAGGGCGGAAATCGCAACAGGACCTACCGTCTGAGATCCTGATGCCCCGCGGCGGGAAGCCATGCTTGACAATCCTGCGCGGGTGCGCGGGTATGATAGAGTATCCCCTGCTCGGAGGGCGAGCTGTTCGAAGAAATAGCAGCCGGACAAGAGGCAGACTGAGACGTCTGTTTCCTGTCCGGCTTTTTTTCACGCAAAAAAGGAGATATGCGATATGGATTTTCTGAACGGCAGGATCAAACCAATGTACTTCCATAAATGACGCCTCTGAACCATATCGGCTCGGAGGCGTTTTTCGTTATCTCTGTTCAGGCGGGCAGATCTTCGGGAGGATCTCAAGGAAGTGCTGACCGATCTTTTCTGCGTCATAGCCGTTGGCCTCGCAGATGAACCGGACGGTATCCGGCAGCAGGATGTGGCCCTTCGCTTTCTCCGCTTTGTATTTCTGCCACTCTTCGTATTCCTTATTTGTGATTTGCTTCATGGCGGTTACCTCTCTATGCTGGAATGATAACTTGAGGTTTCTCATACTTGACATATATACCAAATATCGTCACCTGTGAATCCGCACTTTCTATACAGTTCCAGCGGTTTGGACGTGTTGTCGAGATTCCCTGAAACCGTTACAAAACTCGCTCCGATGCTTTTGAGTCTATTGAGTAATACATCCACAATCTTTTTCCCAAGGCCTCTGCCTCTGTACGCTGGAAGCACCTGAACCCATTCAATGATACCCTCCCGACAAACCTCATCAAACTCAGCTATCCCCGAAGCGGCCATTTTTCCATTGTCGGCATTTATATATACACATAATTCTTCACGGAAGGTCTTGTGCTGCTTCCACTGCAGAATGTCTTGTTCACTCACGACGATATTCTCATGCTTGTAAGACTCATTTATCATCTCACACAGTTGTGTTGCCTGATAATCAATCGACAAGGTGTCGTAATCATAATCTATCGGAGACAGATCATTCAAATCATGCTTTATCCTGAAGAATCTTTGAAAATTGCCATACTGTCCATTCCAATTACTACAATGAATGATTCTCATTGAATCGGGAATGGCCAGTGTTTTGGCCTTCCAATATGGAATCGAAAGAGTTCCACATGGATTCTGAAGGTACTCTTTTACATCCATTAAATTACTCCTGATCTGTACAGATTCCTGTTTTCCCGCCGTCTATTATACCGGCGAAGTATGAACATTTCTACCAAGAAAAACAGCCGGGATACCCCAACTTCCACAACTTACCCCTCAAGCGGCAAAATCGGCGGAGAAATAATTAAATTGTATCAATTTCGGCGTTTTTATATCCAGAAAGCGGCAGTTGATTAGTCTACCCGAAAAGCATGAAAACGAGAATTGTCACCGTTTATTGTAAGAAAATCGGTGACAGGAATCGAATCTATGGATTTTCGTTCTGCCCCGGTGCGCTTCAGGTTTCCTGCTCCGCACCGGGGCTTTTTCATTTCAGCAACAAGCGTTATATCGGCGTCTATCTGCCCGTTTCCAAAGGCGGTACCCACGCGAGGGACAACCGCATGAGCCTTTGTCAATCCTGCCAGGCCAAGATCTACCACGACCTCAGCGACCGCTGATCAGGCATCATAATCAAACCGCTCATTGCTGAATGTGAACAGCTCCTTCCCTTCATACCTCTTAAAGATGGCATAGATTGTTTTGAACTCATCAATCGTGATTGCGTGATTTCCAATCGGCAGAGCCAAACTGACCCCCGGCATACCATAAGCATACTGCTTGCGGGTGATATTTATATGTACCCACCAACACCCGTAATTACCGTGGTAACCTCCGAAGGTGAAGCCCTCGCCCTGCAGCCACTTGAAGAATGGCGCTTTGCAGTCAGCCAAAGATTTATCACAGACGAGAAATGCTTCCGGTTTCCCACCACCGATTTTCAATGTCTTTTCTTCCAT